TGTTCTTTGATTTCCCGAACGATGGAGTTGACCGTATCTCACATATTGGGATTGTGGTCAAAGATAATGCAGATGGAACAGTCACCTGTATCGAAGGCAACACTGCCCCAGATAAAAAGGGTGACCAGCGCAACGGAGGGCAAGTCTGCCTGAAGGTGCGTGCCTACAAGAAGAAGAATGGTTCCAAACTCCGCAAGTCACAGGCTGTGACTATCGTGGGATTTGGCAAGCCAGTCTTCAAGTCATAAGGAGAAAAATGAATACAACTAAACTCGTTGCTATCGCAACTACCTACGCACGTGCAGCGGTCCCAGCAGTGGTGGCCTTATACGCAGCAGGGGTGACAGACCCAAAGACACTGGCATACGCTTTTCTTTCAGCGTTCATTGCCCCACTTTGGAAGTCACTAGACCCTAAGGCCAAGGAATTTGGCGTAGGAAGCAAGAAGTAAACACCCTCAAATAGGGCCTTAACAGCCCGTTAGAGACACGAGACCCTCAGGTCATAGGTAATCCTATGGCTTGGGGGTCTTTTTCTCATTTTTTCTGGACCCAAACTTGGTAGCCGTGATGTAGCACAATTAGTTCATTGTGATACTTTGCAAGGAATAGGTCAACTGCAGACTTGGGTGTATCTGACTGGTCAGTCCACAGATAGTCGTCGAAGGCTAGGATTCCTTTTGACTTAAGACATAACCAAGCGTTCTCTGCGTCAATGGTTACGTATTCAGCAGTATGGTTACCGTCAATGTAGATGAAGTCAGAGTAGTTCTTTTTAAGGCTAGGAAGATAGATGGCAGAGTCAGCCATAACCACGTGGACGTTGGCATACTTGGTCATAACTCGGTCAAGGTACTCCTTGTGGATTCCCACAAAATCTATATCGGCGTGCTCATTGCTACCAGACCAGGTGTCTATGTCTACCAGTTTAGATGACTGGTCAGTCAAGATGTTATCTAGTAGCCACTTAGAAGCGTGCCCAGCAAAGACTCCGACTTGAACAAATCGTAGGTTAGGTTTACCTGCTAGGTGACTCAGGTAATTCTCGAAATTCTGTCGGGCTACTGGCTCAAACCAGTTCGGCGTGTCGCTCATAATTCGGGTTCCTATCTGTGTATAATATATTTATTATAACTTATAATATAATATATATAGGCGCGGAGCGCCTTATATAATATATATAATATAATAGATTTAGATAGTACCCTTGTTTTAAGTACCCTCCTGTCCTTGACAGGGGTACTATCTAACAACCTACTAGACGGAGGATGAAATGCGTAACCCATTTAGAAAAAGAACAGAAACACTTGAGTCTTTGATTTCTATTTTACTAACAGAGATTGACGAAATCTCAGTCTTGATTGAAGAACTTCGCAAAGATTTACAAGACCTTACAGATTTTGTAGAAGATAACCTTGATTAAGTTAGACTCATACGAGTTACCTGCTCACGTAAGTTACTCAGCATTCACAACCTATCTGACCTGCGGGTATCAGTACTACCTAGGCCGACTACTGCAAGTTCCTGAAGAGCCAAGCATTTGGTCAGCAGGTGGCAGAGCCTTTCACTCCGCAGCAGAAATGTGGGACTTAGAAAATGAGTAACACATACTGGGACATTGCCTGGCTTAAGGAAACAAAAGACTTAGATTTAAGCAAGGCTCGTGTTGCAGGACGTGCAACTAAAGCAAATCCTGATAAGGAAGACGCTGTATGGTGGGACACACAAGGTTCCATTTGGGTAGACAACTACATCAAGTGGCGCAAGAACAATCCTAACTGGAAAATCTGGACAACTCCACAAGGTGTACGTGCCATCGAACTGGAGTTGAATCCAGTAATCGCAGGTGTACCAGTAAAGATGTTCATTGACAGAATCTTTGAGGTAGACGGTAAGTTAGTTATCGTTGACTTGAAGACATCAGCAAGACGACCAACCTCTGACCTTCAGTTGGGCTTCTATAAAATAGGAGTTCAGATGATGCTAGGAGTTGAAGTCAATCTCGGAAACTACTGGATGTCTCGTGAATCGGGGACAGGAGAGATGATTGACCTAAGTAGATATACACAGGACACACTTGAATACTTTGTTGATGGCTTTGACAAGGCACGCAAGGCTGGTATATTTCTACCGAACCTACAATCGTGCAGTTACTGTGGACTAAAGCAGCACTGCCAATTCACAAAGGAATAATAAATGGCAACAGAAGACTGGAAGTTGCAAGTCTCTTACAAGACTAGCAATGGAGATATGATTAACGTTCGTGCCAATACGGCAGATGAACTATCAGTACTGCTTGAAGGTGTATCAGATTACTCTACACAGATTGCAGCAACAGCACGTATGCTTAATGGTGCAGCAGTGGTATCCCCTTTGGCGACCACTATTTCAACTCCCGCCACCGCGCCAGAGAGTACCTTCGCACCCTTCCAGGGTCAGGTTCCATCCGCTACGGGACCGACGTGTACACACGGGGCACGCAAGTTCCTATCGGGAGTCTCGAAAAAGAACGGCAAGCCTTACGCGATGTGGGTTTGTCCTCAACCACAGGGAGCAGACCAATGCTCACCAGTCAACGGCTAGACCTTGACATCTAAATAAGAATTGGTAGAGGGGTAGTCAGACGGGGAAGGTGATTGCTCCTCTACCAACTTAAGACGGGAGAAACAAATGAGAACTTTAGTAAGAAGCGTAGGCAGAGCAGACATTGGCGGAGAACCATTGCCCTCTGTATTCAGAGCATTTGATAGCAACAAAATTATTATTCGTAGAGCAGAAGTTACTATGCTCGCTGGTACTCCAGGGGTCGGAAAGTCCACTCTAGCACTGGCTTTAGCACTTAAGACACGAGTTCCTTGTCTGTACATTTCTGCAGATACAAACGCACACACTATGGCTATGCGTCTTGCGTCAATGATTAGCGGTAAGAATCAGACTGACGTTGAGTATTTAATGAATAAAGATACTGGTTGGACCAAGGCTGTGCTACAGAAGAGCAGTCACATTGTCTGGTCATTTGAATCCTCACCAAGTCTTCAGGATATTGATGAAGAGGTGCAAGCATTTGAGGAACTGTGGGGTTGTCCACCTACAGCAATCTATGTAGATAACTTGATGGACATTGCAACTGATGGAGGAGAAGAGTTTGCCTCTATGCGTGCTATTATGAAGGAGTTGAAATATCTTGCTCGTGCGACTAACGCTGCTATTATTGTTTTACATCATACTTCTGAGGCTGTGCCTGGTAACCCTTGCCAACCTCGTTCTGCCCTCCAAGGTAAGGTGGCACAACTTCCTGCACTTATCTGCACTCTGGGTGTTGTCGGTACTTCTATGGCTGTGGCCCCTGTAAAGAATAGATATGGGCGTGCCGATGCCAACGCTAACCTGACTTGTTGGCTATCATTTAACCCTGAGTATATGTATATCGAAGATATGCCAGAGAATGGATAAGAGATGCTAAGAGAAGAAGAAGACGACCTCACACAAGAGATGCGTCAACTTGTAATGCAAAAAGTTAATGAAGAGTTGTTAACCTTTATTAATAAGATTGAAGAAGCCAAGCCACCTGTTACAGATGAATGGACAGAAGGCGTTGGTGTCGGTATGAACTGGGCCATTCGTATCCTGAAGAAGGATAAGAGCGCATACTAAGTGGCCTCACAATCGCGTAAGCACAGAGGCTACCGCAGTCAGAAAGTATTGGCTGAGTTTTTAGCAGTCAATGGTTTCCCATACGCGGAGTCTACTGGTGCTGGGCGTAGCGGTTCAGATATTACTGGCACGATAGGTATTGACTGGGAAGTAAAAGCCCGCACAGGATTTAATCCTGCTGCTGCTATCGCGCAATTGAAGGACAGAAGCAAGAACAAAGACCTTGGTGTTGTAGTCTTAAGACTTAATGGACAAGGTGAGAAAAGTGTAGGCGATTGGGTTTGTCTATTGAGACTGGAGGATGCCGTGAATTTATTAAGAGAGGCTGGGTACGGTGACAGAAAATGACCTTCCAAGTATTAGAACAATCCTTGAACACTATGGAGCAAGAATTAGAAGCACTCACGGACAGGTCAACTTACGTTGTCCATTCCACTCTGACACGCACCAGTCGGCAAGTGCGAACCTCGACAAAAACATCTTCATTTGTTTCGCTTGTGGAATGCAAGGTAACAGTATCCAAATCATATGTCACAAGGAAGGATTGAGATTCAATGAAGCAAAGCATTTCGCAGAAGGAATTACTGGAGAAGGCGACTCACAAGTACGCGGGAAACATCTCTCTGGCTCAAGACTACCTCGCAAGTCGGGGAATACCGCTGGAGGTAGCACGTCTGGCGCAATTCGGCGTAGTCGTGGAACCTGAAGCAGGACACGAAGCAATGCTGGGCAGGTTATCTATCCCTTACATTACCAAGACTGGCGTTGTTGATTTAAGATTTCGTGCATTAAACCCTGCAGTTGAGCCCAAGTATATGGGATTGACTGGAGCAGAAACCAGAATGTATAACGTGCTTGATGTCGAACGTGCAGGTGATTACATTGGCATATGCGAAGGAGAGATTGACACACTTACTTTATCTGGCATAGTGGGAATCCCTTGTGTTGGTGTGCCAGGTGCGAACAGTTGGAAGAAGCATTACACCAGATTGTTAGCGGACTTTGAAAGAGTATTTATATTTGCTGATGGTGACCAACCTGGAATGGAATTTGCCCGCAGTTTAGCCAGAGAATTACCAGTTACAATCATTCAACTACCTGACGGCACAGACGTGAACTCTATGTATGTGCAGGAAGGCTCTCAATACTTCCACCAGAAGGTGGGTACAAGTGAACTTTGAAGATGAACCGCCTCACAATTATTGCAATGAATGTGATGTGCAATTTGAGGATTCATTTCAACTTATTGACCACGTACTAGAGGACGATGATGAGTTCGACCCTTACTTGGTGCTACCAAATGGGATTAAGTTATTGCTCGGCTCGTTACTGAGGTACATATTTGCACACTCTGAAGAACCAGATAAGATAAAAGTTATAACTCAATCAACTTATGTGACATTGTTCGCTGCTGAGAATGGGTACGACCCATTG